CGGATGTATATCAAGATGTTTGTTTGCTAAGTCGATGTTGTACTGAGAACCTGCACTAATTTGATCTAAATCCTCCAACGTCCACATAGGAACTTTAGGATTAGCAGGATTAGGCGTATGTAATCCTTTTTTAAGTCTGAGAGTAACTGAGCGAAGATTGCTAAATAGTGATTCCATTTTAATAACTCTTGATTGGTGCTTCTAATTTTTTATTCAATAAAACAAGAACAAATCGTTCTTCTACTGAATAAGGGTTAGTCATTGTGTACTTCCATTTCTTACTCATGATTTGATCTTTAAGTTTTTGGCATTGACTTAAGGAGTAAGAATCGATCAGTTTTAACCATTTAGACCTGAATTGAGGAGAAGTTGTTTTGCGTTCAGGGATTTTTACGCCATTCACTCGTCTAGTCATCGACAAACCTCCCATTCCTGAAGACTCTTCCTGCTGGGTGATTCGTTACAGGTTCCTTATCAGCGTTCTTTGGTCTTCCAAAGGCTTCGTAGTTCTTCAAGGTAATTGACTTCCATTTATTCGCTATGGCTTCTTCTAGCTGCTCCTTGACCGCTTTCTCGCCATCTTTGAGTCCATACTTCCTTCTAATTCCTAAAAGTCCGTAATGTCCTGTTAAAAGTTTGAATGCTTCTTCACTCTTTGCTCCTGATTTCTCTGTCCAGAACTTAACGATTAAATCTTTACAAAATTCAAGCTCTTCGTGTATTTGATCTGCTTTAAAAATCCATTTTTTCTTTTTTTCCTTATTTATTATATTCTCTTCTTTACTAGTATAGAAAACCTCTCTCCCCTCTTTCTTTTTTTCTGTCGGTCGTTCGGTTTTCAGTCTACCACATGGGTCAAGCCCCATATGATAGTTAAACCCAACTTGTGCAAGGTAATTCACCCAAGTCGTAGTGTCTGTAAAGATTTCTGGCATTTCATCTTTCATTTCTTGATACAACTTTGGTCGTATTCTTATCGGCGTTGGTTCACTCATGATTGCTTGGTTGATACTTGAAGTATACTCTGTGTATTCTTTGATGAGTAGGAAGAAAAAGGACTACTTATGAAATTGTAATATTTTTTATTCATGACTTCACCTCCTTTTTAGCTGCTTCTTCTGCCTTGCATATATCTTTCCAATTCTGTTCTAATTCTCTCTCTGCTGCTTCTAATTTCGTTTGTGCTGTAACTGCTTTCTTTGCATGTTCCATTGCTGCCGTCTTCATATAGTCAGCATTAGCATCTGCAATGCAATGCCAAACTTCAACGCATTCTCCAGTAATCATTCTGTATTCATAATCTTCTTTCCCATATTTTTCTCGTTTATCTATTGCTTCACAACTACTCTCTTTTAATACTTTATACCCACTCCACCTGTCATACAGGGTTCCCATTTCTCCCAATATTACATACTTTAGATCTCTTATATATTTATGTAGTTCATCTCTTTTCTTTTTCAGTTGAGATAGTTTTGTTTGGTTTTTCATTGGTTTTTGTTTGGATAACGTGGATTAAAGTGATGCTTTTGCCATTCACCTGATGGCATGTCGATCCAGACTCTTTCAGATTTTTCATTCAAGTAAAATCTTCTAGTTCCTTGTCCAGATCCATATAAAATTTTATTCATTTGATTCCTCCCAGCACATGTGAGCATTAGTAGTATCACCAATTAAATTTGATAATTGAGTCTCTAATCGATACACATACTCAGGAGGTTCTTCATGACCTTCAGATTCATCAAAAGAGATTAGTTCTGTAAACATATCTCTAATAATTCGAGCATCTTTTTTAGGAAGTTCAATTGAGTCATTCATGATTTTGCCATTCATAGGTTTAAGTGATTAGTTTCCATGTCTAAAGCAGTCATGCTTTCTTGAAATTCTCTAGTGCTGATTTGTTCAGCAAACCATTGCTTTTCAAGTTCTGCTTTTTGTGCATTTTTTAATGCTAGAAATTCTTTTATTTTGCTCATTTTCTTATCTATTTCTTGCATAATCGGACAATGAAGGATGACCATTATAAGACCAATAGTCTTTACCTATGCAATGCTCTTTAAATGCTTCATCAAATTTAACTGATCCCTCTTTAATATCGGGATTCTCATCTAGGATCTCTTCTTTAATCCTCTCTATTTCATCTTGATTAGGTCGATAAGACATAATAAAAAAGCCTCAATTAGTTTAGGTTTGTTTACTAGGTCTTATTGTCTCTTTCAACTGCCTAGTTTTTTTAATTCGCTACCGATATTCGGGTTTGAATTATATATGTTTCAAATAAGGATGTTTCAACATCTTGTCCCCAAACTTAGCTTTTTTCTCAGGGTTAACTTCATTAATAAATGATGTTTTTAAATGTTCATAGATCATCTTCATATCATTAACTCTCTCAAGTCTCTTTTTTTCTTTATCGCTTATGAATCCATCATCTATTATTCTTTCTTCTACTTCATTAATCCAATCATAAATAGTTTGGAAAGTAGGAACATTTTTAATATTCCCTTTTTTCAAATCTTCATCTAATTCATGACTAATTTGATCATGAATTTCTTTTTTTGGATAACCATCCTTTAAAAGATCTTTGATTGACTCAATACAATCATCTTTTTTTTCATGTTTATTCATTTTTAATGCTCATTAAATATTACTACTTCTTTCCTATTGTGTTCTAAGCACTTCCTACATGTAGAACAACTTTCATTATCCATATATTGAGCTTTACAAGGGAATAAATCTATAGTTCCGTACTTGTTGACCATAGTAGGCTTATCACCTTTTTTAATGGCATCTACTGCCAAATTAAATACCTTGCTATTAGTCATTACTACATCGTATTTTTCTACAAAATATTTACTAGCTTGTAGTGGTTTCTCAGTTGAAAGATTGATTACAAAATTATCAGTACTAAATAATTTTACACAATCTAAGTTATGTTTTTGATTCTTAGAATCACAATGTAAGTGCGTGTATGTATAGGTTTTAATATTATTCTTTCTTGTAGCGTGGTAAATTTTGGTTAATGCATCTATAGAGATCTTTCTTTCATTATTATCAGGTTTATATGTGACGCACGGGAGATCTCCCGTAATGTTCAATCTTAGAGTCGTATTAGGTCTTAATCTTTCAATATCATTTGCAAATCTTTCTAGGTCGTAATCTATCTCACTATTAAACAATTTTTTTTCATGAAATGCTGTAAAGCTTTTTTTCCCATAACATTTTTTCCATAATGGGCACGCATCCGAACAACTTTCAAAAGTTGTATAACTACTTGAAAAATAAGGATCATATTTCAAATTAGTTAGCTTACGGTTGCTAGTCCCTTCAATTAGTTTTGTTTTGTACATTGGTTTTAATTGATTTGTTTTTGGTTTTATAGACTGCTTTATCAAGATGTTTAATACCTTGATCCAATGCGTCTTTATTGGTTGTTTTTGATAGGTCAATCTCTAGAGACTGACCGTCAAAATTAGTGAATACAATACTAGGCATGATTAATTCATTCTATTTTTAATAACATTGATACTAGCTAATCTTTGATTGTTCCTATATCGAACAATTAAACAAGCTATTCCCATTTTTTGACAATCGCTCTTATTAAGATAAGGATGATTAGTAATATCAGATACTTGAAAATCTTTATTTTCTAAGTAATCTTTTAAAATCTCTTTTTTGTTTTTGTAGTCTCTCCCATATGCTGGTAAGACGTTAATTTGAAAAGGATACATAATAAAAAAAATTTGGTTTAGTTTTTGTTTAGCAGTCTTTCAACTGCTTTATATTCCATGGGTTTAATGCTTTCTCTATATCCTTTTTTATTCTCTTCACTTGCCAGTCCTGAGCAATTTTTTGAGTATTAAAAAAATTACTATTATTTATTTTATTTAATATTTTCCATGAAATATGTTTTTTTAACTCATTTGTTGATACCTCACAAATATTATCTGCATCACAATCAAATGGGCAAGTATCTGTATAAAATTCAGCCCATGCATCCAAATCATGACTTAATATTGATATGATCTCTAACAAAGAATCATCAGATAAATTAAGGGTGTTTTTCATTTTTTTAAAGGTTTGTTGATTGTTTCTAGTTGTAGCTCTAAATCTTTTATTCGCTTGTCTCTTGTTTTTATTGCTTCAATTAGATTTGTAGAACTTCCAAGTATTTGGTGATAGTCCTCGGATAAGTCTTGAAAGATTTGTTTTGTTGATGTCATTTGTTTGTGTGGTTTGTACTTAAGAATTATTTGTTTAATTCTTTTATAAAAAATTTATATGTTGGCGAATACCATTGGCTTAATATCCTTATTCTTTTCTCGGCTTTCTCTCTCTCTTCATATTTAATTTTACTTGTTGGCTTTGTGCCATGGATGCTAACTTGAAAAATTTGGTAAGTCATTTTTTTTTGTGGTTTGGTTGGTTTTAGTGGTTCCTTTTTTCTCGTTCTTGTTTTTCAGTCCCTCAGTATTGGAGTTAATGAAAAAAGCTTGTGAGCTGAGAGAGTTTGGAAGTGTTGAAAAAATTTTTTGGTGTTTGCTGCTGAATTAATCTAAGCATACCACAGATAATTAGACTTTCTAGACTATTGGTCTACAATATTAAGATTGTTATGAAATCAAATTATCTAAACTAATAGTTTGCATAAGTAGATTATGTTTGGTATGCTTAAGGTATCTACACAAACAACAATGATGTCTTTAGAAATGCTCCATATCATCCAAACCAAAGGAAGCAACCGGCAATGGATGACAGCGGTTAAGGTTTGGAACAGAGACAATCAAGACAATCTTGACTCTAGAGCAGATGCTACGGCAGAACAACTTGAGAAAAGGTTTGGTGGTTTTATGGAGATCCGAACAGCTACCGAAACCGAGATGATAATGGACCAAGTAGGAGCACCACGCGATGCCGATGGAGATCTTATCCACACTGTGACAGAGTTTGCTTAAGATGAACTTCCTTAAGCACTTCTTACTTACTCTGCTGGTCTACTGCTCAGTTGGTAGCGTATTTGTTTACGTGCTGAGCGATACGCTAGAAAAGGACACGCAGGCCCGATGTGATCACCCTACTCTAGGCATTGACCGTAAATACTGCTCTTAGTTCCTAAATATTTTTGAGTGGTCGCCGCTGATCTTTTCCCCCTTGGTCTCTCGCCTAGGGGGGGGGTTGCGAGCGAGTGAAAATCTAGGATTTTCCCTGGGAACCTAAATATATATTGGAAATCAAGATTTTTTCTTTTCTATGTTGATGGAGAGTTCAGGAGCTTTGATGTTTATAACTTCTTCAGCTTCGCCTACAACTTTACCAAGGTCTGCCAGGAGAGTTTGAACAGTTTGGAGTTGCCCTTTACGCATAGCTTTTTCGATAGCACGAAGTCGCATTGATTGAATACGAGCGACCATATTTTCTCTATCTTTAGACCAATCTTCATCGTTCCATTGTTTAACTTGATTCCAATCATTCCAAGCATGACGTTCTGTTATGCCATGAAGTTTGGCATGAGCGATAACTAAAGCTCTTGCGGGAAGACCTTCAGTTTGACTGCGATAAAGTTGCTGCTGTCTTTTTAGAATAATGTCTTCAATTTCTTGATTTTTTCTTGCCACGATTACAAGTCGAGGGGATTATGTATAAGATAATAGGTTATGACAGTAAAAAGCGCACAAAAAGGGCCAGATATTAACCTGAGATGGGCGCAGGGGGAGGTATTCAATAGTGAAAAGAGGTTTAGGGTATTGGTAGCGGGGAGGAGGTTTGGTAAAAGTTATTTAAGTTGTATTGAGCTTTTGAGGGGAGCGATTGAGAAGCCAGGGGAGACATTTTTCTATTGTGCGCCTACTTATCGGATGGCAAAAGATATTGCATGGAAAGCGTTAAAGAAATTGGTACCGAAGGTATGGATAGCGAGTAAAAATGAGACAGATTTGAGACTAGACCTTGTTAATGGATCAAGTATTGAGTTGAAAGGTACGGAGAATGCGATGGCATTGAGGGGGAGAAGTTTATCGGGGGTTGTTTTGGATGAGGCGGCTTTTATGGGATCGGAGGTATGGTTTGAGGTAATTAGACCTGCGTTAGCTGACAAACAGGGGTGGGCGTTATTTATCAGTACACCTGATGGGACAGCTAGTTGGTTTTATGATTTATGGTGTTATACGGCAAGTGATCCTACGGGGGAGTGGCAGAGATGGTGTTATACAACTATTGAGGGAGGAAATGTACCAGAAGAGGAAGTTGAAGCAGCTAGAGCGCAGTTAGATCAAAGAACATTTAGGCAGGAGTTTGAAGCAAGTTTTGAAAATTTAACTGGGTTGGTTGCTGTAAGTTTTGGAGATGAGAATATATCAAAAAAAGCGAAAGATATAACAGTTTCGCCAATACTTTTAGGAGTTGACTTTAACGTAGATCCAATGTCAGGGATATGTGCGGTTAAAGATGGGGAAAACTTGTATGTGTTTGACGAAATCATGCTCACAGGTGGGGCAACCACATGGGACTTTGCAGAAGAAGTCGTACGCAGATATGGGGTGGAAAGAAGAGTAATAGCATGTCCTGACCCTACAGGTGGAGCGAGGAAAACTAGTGGCGTTGGTGCGACTGATCATAGTATTTTAAGGAGAAGTGGATTTAATGTTTCGAGTCCACGTGCGCCGTGGAAAATAAGGGATAAAATTACTGCTGTTAATACGGCTTTATTAGATGCGAGTGGAGATAGGAGGACGTATATTCACCCAAGATGTAAACAGTTAATTAAGTCTTTAAGGACGTTGACTTATGCACCGAATACAGGATTACCTAATAAAAACCTTGGTGTTGATCACGCTTTTGATGCTTTCGGTTATTTATGTTTACAACAGTTCAATTTGGCAAAACCTGAAACTTTAGGTCAGACTGGGTATCGAATTTATTAGAAATTAGAAAGGATGTTGAAAAAAGTAACGAAAAAGCGTTAGAATATGATGAAAGTTTGAGAATTAATTGTCATGGCCCGTTACTACCGTGGAGAGGAGGGCAAAGTTGAATTTGAAACTGCTGCGGGGGCCGTTGCTGCTGTAGGCACAACTGGTTGGAGTTTGGAAGTTACTAAAGAGACTTTAGAGTGTACAAAACTTCAAGATCAATCTAGAGAATATATTGCAGGTTTAGTTTCAGGTTCTGGAAGTATTGAATGTACTTTTGATTCTTCAGATACGAATCAAATTGCTTTATTAAAAGAAGCAGCAGAAGAAGCAACAAGTGCTAATGATCCTACTGGATCAACTGGAGCTTCATTTAAATTATACATGAGTGCTGCAAATTCACATGTTACTTTCACTGGAATAGTTACAGGTACATCATTTGGAGCAACAGTAGGAGAACTACAAACAGCTAGCGTTAGTTTTATTACTTCAGGCCCAATAACAGTTACATTAGCAGCAGATTAATTTAAACCTATAGAGGGGATAATAATGTGACTTATGCTGTCCCTGGCCCAATCCGTACTAACATCACAAGTTCTACCAGTGTAGGTGGTTCTGATAGTCCATTTACTCGCACCCGTGCGGTGATGGACATGGTAAAGGGGTGGGA